TCTCTTGCATATGGAAATATTTCTAGTTATGATGAATATCGTCAAGCAGTAGGTACAGTTGAAGGACTGGAATGGAGTAGAGAATGCTTGAAGGAAATCATTAACAATAGATTTAAACTAGAAGAGGACTAATAATGCAAACAGTGCGAATGGATAAATCAGTCAAGTCATCTGATTGGGTAACAAATAAAGATGATACGATTGATAAAAAAACCTTACCAGTTCTGCCGGGATACCATATCCTAGTACAGCCAGTAACGGTAAAGCAGAAAACTAAGGGAGGCATCCTTCTTCCTGATAGTGTTAAAGACGATGTAGCATATCTTACTACTGTAGCTAAAGTTCTAAAGTTAGGTGATTTAGCCTATAAAGATGAAGTTAAATTTCCATTAGGAGCATGGTGTGAAGAAGACGATTACATTTGTTTTGGAAAGTTTAACGGACAAAAGTTTGTTTATAAAGGAGCAAAGCTACTTCTACTATTTGATGATCAAGTAATTATGAAAGTAGAAGACCCTGCTTATTTAGACACTACCTATAACTTATCAAATTAATATTTGTATAACTATACACTTATAGTATAGTATGTATATACAATACAGCGCAAATCGTTAGGCTTCGCTACTAACGTAAAACAAGGAGTTAATAATGAGTGAGCAATGGTCAACAATAGAAGTAGAAGCTTCTGAAAAAAAACCAGAAGTAGAGATTGAGATTGAAGGGCAGCAAGAAGTAGAAGCTGCTCCAGAAATTATAACTGATCAATCATCTAATGAAGGTTATGAAGAAGAAAAGCCTAAAGAACTAGAAGGGATTGAGACACAAGGTGCACAAAAACGCATCAGGCAATTAGTTAAACAACGTAAAGAACGAGATGAAGAATTAAATACTTTACGAAATGAATTGCTTAATCTTAGAGAAACAGTAAAAACAAAAGATACACAGCTATCTTCTAGTTTTAAAACTTCTATCGACTCAAACGAATCTAAGCTGACTTCTACTTTAGAAATAGCTAAAGACGTTTATAAACAAGCTGCCGAATCTGGTGATACAGATCGTATGTTAGCAGCACAAGAAACAATTAGTAAGACCTATGCTGATATGTCTCACATAGATAATCAGAAAAGGGCATGGGAAGATTATAATAATCAGGTTCAAGCTGGGGTACAAGAAGCTAGAGAAAATCCTCAACAAGCTGAACAAAAGTATGATCCTAAAGCCGTTGAGTGGGCAAGTAGGAATAGCTGGTTTGGGACTGATAATATTATGACTTCTGCTGCTTTGATGATTGATAATGAATTAAAAGAAGAAGGGTATGATCCTTCGGATGATGATTTTTATAATAAGGTAGATGAAGTACTAAGGCAACGATATCCACACAAGTTTGCTGATAGTACTGCTGAAAACCAAACACCTCGTTTGCAGGATACTTCGTCAAATTCTGCTCAAGTGGTAGCAGGTGCGTCACGTACACCTAAAACCTCTAAAGCTAAGAATAAAGTTAAACTTACTCAAGAAGACTTACGACTAGCTGATAAGTGGGGAATATCAATTGAACAGTATGCCGTCGAGAAGCTTAAAGTGGAACAAGCTGATGGCGACTATACTAGTATTTAATATTATAACGTGGAAGGATAAAATACAATGACACGAGAAAATGACTCACGTAATGCATCGCAACGTGAAAATTCTGAGGACTACACTTTTAAAGAACCTAATTGGTTGGAAATTCCAGACAGTGTAATTAATCGTTTTATGAATGAGGATATGACTCTTCGTTGGGTACGTATTTCTTTACGAGATAAAGAAGATTACAAGAATATGGGAAAGAAGATGCAAGAAGGTTGGAATATTGTCCAAGCAGAAGAAGTACCAGAGATGATGCATTCTTCAATCGTGAGAGAAGAGGGACGCTATACAGGAGCAGTCTGTCGTGGAGACTTGGCCTTGGCAAAGATGCCGATACGCCTAGCTGAATCGCGTCGAGAGTTTTATGAGAACAAGAGTAAGGAAGTTGTGGATGCTGTTAATATGCAACTAATGCGTAATTCAGATTCACGGATGCCTATCTCTAATACAAGTCGAAGTCAAGTTACAACGGGTAGACGACCCTCTTTTCAAGATTAGTCTTTCGTTGTCAATGTATTTTTATTTAGGAAAGGAAAGAAATTATGACTACAACTAATAGTCCTTTTGGTTTGCGTCCTTCCCGTATGCGTGGTTCTGGTTCTAATAGTAATGGCATGAATGATTATCCTGTTTCGACAGGTTATAACACTAACATCTTTACGGGTGATATTGTTAAAAATCAGGGTGGTGTTATTAAACGTATGTGCCTATCTACTGATCGTGCTATCGGGGTATTTATGGGATGTCGCTTTACTGCTGCTAACGGAACGCCAACTTGGTCGCCATTCTGGCCAGCAGGTACGGTAACTAGTGATGCACAAGCAATGGTTGTTGACAACCCTGCTGCTACATTTATTATTCAAGCAGATGCTTCACTTTCTGCAGGAAGTCTTAATAGCTTTAACTTTGACGTTACTTTTGGTGCAGGTAATACTGCAACAGGTATGTCAGGTTTTGGTTTGCAAGCTGCCTCTGCAGTATCTATAAGTCGTATGCTACGGATCATTCGATTCGTGGATCAACCCGGTAATAACGTGATTAACTCTTCGGCAGAACGTGCCTTCCCACTTTGCGAAGTGCGATTGGTTCAGAATGTCGATGCGTATCTCACTGTTGAACCATCCTCGTAACGGAAAGGAGTAATTTGTAATGGCTATAAATCGCGCTAATATTGCGAAAGAACTTCTTCCCGGTCTAAATGCAGTGTTTGGTTTGGAATATAATGATGTTTCTGCAGAGCATACTGTTCTGTTTGACGTTGAAAAATCAGATCGTGCATTTGAGGAAGAGGTTCTGTTCACTGGTTTCGGTACTGCTCCAGTAAAAACTGAGGGTGCTGCGGTTCAATTCGATGATGCACGTGAGGGTTATACCGCACGTTACACGAATGAAACCGTCGCTCTAGCTTTTGCTGTAACAGAAGAAGCTATGGAAGACAACCTTTATGACACCTTTGCTAAACTTCGTGCGCGTGGTCTTGCTCGCTCGATGGCAAACACGAAGCAGGTTAAAGGTGCCGATATTTTCAATAACGGCTTTAATGTTAACTTCACGGGTGGAGATGGTGTATCACTTTTTAGTGCTGCTCATCCAACTTCCCATGCGGGTAATCAAACAAATACCTTTGGTGCAACCGATCTTTCGGAAGCCTCTTTGGAAGCTGGTTTGATTCAAATTGCTAAAGCTAAAGATGACCGTGGGATTCTAATTGGAATCACTGCTGAATCTATGCACGTACCTCCTGATCTTAACTTTGTTGCAGATCAGATTTTGAATAGCACGTTGTCTACGACTACGGCACTTAATGGTGGAAATGGCATTACGAATGTCAACGACATCAATGCAGTTCGTACTCAAGGTGTAGTTCCTAAAGGGTACTTTGTTAATCACCGCTTTACGGATGTGGACGCTTGGTTCCTTCGGACGGATTGTCCGAATGGTGCTAAGATGTTTGATCGTGTACCGCTTCAAACGAAGATGGAACCGGATTTCGATACGGGCAATCTTCGATTTAAAGCGCGTGAACGATTCAGCTTTGGCTGGTCTGATTGGCGTGGCTACTATGGTTCTTCGGGTTAATCCCATAGAACTGTAGAGTAACTAGGGGGTAAGGGTAAAGAATATTTCTTACTCTTACCCCTTCTCTTTTTATAGCTTATACGTTATAATGTATTTAGTTTTACTTTATCCTAAAGGATTGTAATATGCCAACAAATATTCGACAAGCATTTGTATCTGGAGTTGGTAGACCTGTAGATACAGTCACTAGTGTTACACTAGCTGATACTCGTATTAGAGGAGTATACAGTACAGGAATAGGACAGTTTCTTATTAAAGGAACTGATACTGATGAAAATAATAATGTAAGAGGAAACATTATTAAGTATGTCCAAACTACTGCTATTGATACAAACTATTTAACTTTTGATGAAATTGGTATTAGGATGGTAGGTAAAGTTTGCGTGTCTGTTCCTGCTGGTGGAACTACGAGTATTTTCTATGGCTAGTTACACTTATCTCACCAATGATATAATTCAAGCGTGTGATAATACTGGTGCAGAATTTAGCCAGAATATTCCTCGTATGGTTAACCGTGCTGAATTAAAGTTAGTAAAAGACTTAGATGACTATGGCTTAGTTAAGTTTGAAACGGGTAACTTTAGTGTAGGAAATAATTTATTTACCCTTCCTAGTGGTACAATTATTATAAAAAATATTCATTATACTAATACAGCAGGTTCTAAGATTAACTTGCTAATGCGTACTGATGAATACATTAATGACTATTGGCCTGTATCCTCCTCTGTAGGCGAACCACGATACTACGCTCAACGAAACGGTACAACAGTTCTGCTTGCTCCTACACCTAGTGCAGGTTATTCCTCGCATGTAGTATTCGTAGCAAGACCTTCTGCTCTTGGACCTACAAATGTTTCTGCTGCTACTTCTGCTTTATCTGGAACACTGATAGAAAATAATTACTTTAGTGAATTTTGCTATGATGTTTTATTTAATGCGTGTATGATAGAAGCTATGTTATTTCAAAAAGATTTTCCTGCAGTACAATTCTATGAGCAACGATATGCTCAGATTCTTCAACTACATCTTAATCAAGTTCGTAGGACTAGGAGAGATGATATGGAAGCACCAGCAAGTCCTGCAGGTGCAGACAATCCTCTTATTCCTAATTCAAATTAGAAAGGATTTTTAAATGGCCGCTCCAGCATTAGTACCTGTAGTAATAGCAGCGACAGGGGCAATTAGAATGGTAGGTGCACCTGTTGCAAGAGCATTAGCATCAAGGGGTATAGTTAGCAAAGCCACTGCAAAGCAAGTAAAAAACTTTGGAAAGAATATTCCTAAGATGAGTAGGCAGATGCAAGGTAAGTTAACTAAAGAAGGTGCAAGGAATGTTGCTAGACGTACACCTATGCGTGGACCGGGAGGTAGGAAATTATCGCAATTAGAAAAACAAAAGCTAATGCGTGAAAATATATCAAAAGGAAAAAACTCACCTACTTCCAGCACTGCTAAATCACGTATAGATAAAGTATCTAATTCGGCATCTGGTGCAGAGAAAGCTTCCAGAGTAAAGAAATCAGTAGATAAAGCTATGAAGAAAAAAAGTGATGAAAAAGCTTTGCAAGCAAAAGAACAAGCTACGCAACGAAGTATTGCTGAACGTATCGCACAAAGGAAAAAAGCAGAATCTGCAGGTCCACGTAATCTTCCTTCAAAACCACAAGCTGTTCCTACACGTGGTACAAGTGGTCGTCCCTCTGCAACTCCAGCTAACGCTGCAGGTAGAAATTTATCTACTAGTATTAATAAACCAGTTGCTCCTCGTCGACCTGATATAAAAACTGTAGGAAGTAGGAA